TACTTAACTGTACGCCTTGAAGTAACACCAACGGCTTCACAGACCTTAGACATTTGGGGCTTACAATTAGAAAATGGTTCAGTTGCTACCGCTTTCCAAACTGCAACGGGAACACTTCAAGGAGAACTTGCCGCCTGCCAGAGGTATTACTGGCGCAATACTGGTTCGACTGGAAACAATGCTATTGCTTCAGGTATTTCATCCAGTTCAAGCAATACTTTTGCAGTAATGCATCACCCAGTTCAAATGCGCGTAGCACCTACCGCGGTTGATTATGCTTCAATAGCGGTAACAAACACAACTTCATACACAAATGGCGGTGCGGTAGTTACCTTAGATATGGCAAACGCTTTATCTAGCCGATTGGGTGTTGCAGTATCTGGTCAAACCTCAAACCAACCAACGCAAGTTTTAACTCAAACAGGCGGTTATGTCGGACTAAGTGCGGAGTTATAAAATGGAAAATGTAACCTTTATTGAAACAATCGAACCTATTTCTGGTGATGTTAAAGAACACGCGATAATTGAACACGCTGACGGGTCATTTACCTCAATGCTGAAATCAACCTATGAGGCTATGCAAGCGGAACAATCCACACCAATGGTTGCTGACGAATGACATACCCGCAAGGCACGAACGCTAGGTTGATCGAGGTTGCAGCCGCTGAGGTTGGAACAATTGAGGAAGGCGACAACCTGACAAAGTACGGCAAATTTACAAAGGCAGACGGTTTGCCGTGGTGCGGTTCATTTGTCAATTGGTGTGCAAATGAAGCGGGCGTCAAGATTCATTCAGTGGTTGGCACTGCACAAGGCGCACACAAATTTAAGGAAATTCAGCGTTGGTCAAGTATGCCACAACTAGGTTACTTGGCGTTCATGGACTTTCCGCATGACGGCGTTGATCGTATTTCACACATCGGAATTGTTGTGGGACTGATCGATTCAAAGACTTGCTTAACGATCGAAGGAAACACCAGCGGGACAGGCGACCAGCGCAATGGCGGAATGGTTATGGTGAAGGTTCGTTCGTACGGGGCAGGAAAAGAAATCGTGGGTTTTGGAATTCCAAAGTTCGTTCCGTATGCGGGCGAATTCCCAACGGTTGCAGTTCCAACTTCGGGAGACAAACCAAAGAAGGAGACAAAAAAATGGACAAAGCCAAAGCCTTAGCAGCGTCATGGGCGCGCTCATTTATGGCAGCAGCACTTGCGCTTTACATGGCGGGAGTTACTGACCCAAAGACACTTGCAATGGCAGGTGTTGCAGCGGTTGCACCAGTGATCTTGCGCTGGTTGAACCCGCAAGATAAGAGTTTCGGGTTAACGGGGAAGTAGCCCGAAAAGTCGCGGCGGCATGGTTGGTTTGGGCACTTGCACTAACCATGTCCGCTTGCGGCTATGACGGCTGGGTGCGCTATGAGTGCCAAGAATTCGAAAACTGGTCAAAAGCGGAATGTCAACCCCCCGCATGTATCCCGACTGGAACATGCACTGACGACCTACTTGGAATTGAATCGAAACAGACCCGCACGCCGTAAATCGCCTGAAGAAATCCACGCGCAACTCATTTTGATAATTGGTTCAACCCTTGCCGCGGTGTTTTTAGTGGTAACCGTCGGCATAACCTACGCGCTGATTTTTGTCACTCAACCAGTCAGTGCCCAAGCACCCAACGACGCAGCCTTTATTGATCTTTTGAAAACACTGGCAATTTTTCTGACTGGTTCGTTGGGCGGCGTACTTGCTGGCAATGGACTGAAATCCAAACCAAAGCCGTTAGACACGCCGACAAACACGCAAGGTTCTTGACCGCGCGCCGATCATGCGTCACCCTGAGTTCAGGTGGTAGTCCTACCGCCAAGAATCGGGAGAATTCAAAATGGTACTTGATTTATTAGACCCAGAAACGTTGGGTCGTTTGGTGCTTGCAATCATTCTTATGGTCATTTCAGCCGCTGCTGGATACGCAAAAGGCTTTAAAGAAGGCAAGCGCGAAGGCATGGCGCGACGTAAGGCAATGGTTCGCCACATGAGCAACAAGGCGGTCAACTAATGGGGTTCTTGGACAATTACGAGGCTTCACGCGAAAGACTAGAACGCTGGAATCGCACATTTCCACTTGGACGCATTGAAACGCGCATTGTCGAATTTAGTGCCGAAAAAGGTTATGTCTTAATTGAAGCAAAAGCGTTCCGAAATGACACTGATCTGCACCCAGCGGGTATTGATTTTGCTTATGGCTATCAAGGCGCGTACCAGCCCAACATGCGCCGTTGGTTTGTCGAAGATTCGACAACTTCAGCAATCATGAGGGTGCAACAACTTGTCATGGGCGGTGCTGAGAGAAGCACACGGGAAGTCATGGAACAGGTTGAAAAGACACCAGCCAAAATTGCCAACACAGATTCGACGGATTATTGGACGACCAAATTTGGAGACGTGCCGAGTTACAAAACCGCCGCTGAAGCCGAGCAATCTGGTATCCCTTCATTTGGGTCAAGCATGGACGAAATTGCCAAGCAATTGGGCGGCGAATTGGTACAGGAAGCACCGCAGTGCAGTCACGGGCACATGATCTGGAAACAGTCACACGAAGGCGCGCCAAAGTCTTGGGGCGGTTACTTTTGCACTGAGCGCACAAAGGCAACGCAATGCACACCGCGTTGGTACGTCCTTCGATCAACTGGCAAATGGGAACCCCAAGTATGAGTGACTTTATCGAAATCATTTATCCACAAACCATGACGGCAAAACTTATGGAAAACGGTGAGGTAATCGCAGAATACAAAGTTGAGCAATGCGACAAGTGTTCAATGCTGACAAAGTTCGACGCTTTTGGCTACCAAAAAGGCTATGACCGCGGCGAAAAGATAATTTGGTTTTGTGCGGGTTGCAGATGAAAATGACATTGACGCGTGAAGAAGAATTTACATGTCATCAAGCGGCATTGCATTTAGCAAGCAAAAACACGGATTATTGGCAAACCCGTGAAGGTGGTTATTCAATGGACAAACCCTTGCATGACCTGATCGCACAGGACGCACAAAGCATTGGTAGCGAATGGGTCGTGGCAAAATACTTAGGTGTTGAATTTGACCCGTTTGAACAAAAGGGCAAAGTCAAAGCCGACGTTGGCAGTCATTTTGAAGTTCGTTGGACTAAGTATGTTGCCGGTCATTTAGTTGTTCACGAATACGATCGACCTAATGACGTGGCAATTCTGGTAACTGGTGAATCTCCAAACTATTTCATTGCGGGTTGGATTCCCATTGCTATGGCAAAGCGTCCCAAGTATCGACACACCAAACAACCTAACTGGTGGGTGACACAAATAAACTTGCAGCCAATTGAGAATTTACGGAGAAGCAATTATGGACACAGTTCAGTTTGAGTGCCGAAAATGCAAAAAGATCACAAAGCAGTTAATTCACAGGATTACCGACAACCTTCCAGAAGGTGTGGAAGTGATTCAATGCACCAAGTGCGAAGTCATGGGGGTTGCACAGATAGGAAGTTTCAATGCCAATCTATGAGTTTGAATGCACAGTGTGCAAAATCCGTGTTGAAGTGGATAAGTCAATCCACGACGAAAACCAACCAATCTGCTGCGGGGCAAACATGAGCCGAAGGTACTCAACCTTTGGAATTCAATTCAAGGGTAAAGGCTGGGGTCATCAATGAAAAGTTATCCACAACAGTTATGCACAGGGGTGCAAAAGGTGTGGGACACGCCCAACGTCATGCGTGAAGTTATTCAATCGTTGACAAAGGCGATACGATTTCTTCGCGAGAAGCGAACCGCGTTGGCGGTTAGTTCGCTGAAGCGCAGAAAACGGTTTGGGGCGGGTATTGCCATTTTGGCGGTTACTTCGATAACAGGGATACAAAACGCCAATGCAGCCAATTATTCAATAGACCATTTGAAACTTTATGCACATTCAAGAATTCTTGATTACAAAGAATTTCAATGCTTCAACCGCATAATTACAAAGGAAAGTCGGTGGTCATACACTGCGCGGAACGGGTCGCACTGGGGGTTAGGTCAGATGAGATCAAAGCACTATGGAACACTTGACCCTTATCGCCAAATTGACGCAACGCTTCGTTACATTACAAAACGTTATCAAACGCCATGCAAGGCTTGGGCATTTCATCAGGAAAGGAACTATTACTAATGGCAAGCGCACTTCGGGACACTGGAAGCACTAGCCAATGGCGAAAGATAAGGCAACGAATCTTGAATCGTGACGGGCACACTTGCCAAGCGTGTGGAATGGAAGGTAACTCGGTCGATCACATAATTCCAAGACAACACGGTGGAAGTGATGAAGACTGGAATCTTCAAACATTGTGCGTTTCATGCAATTCAAGCAAGGGGGGTAGGTTTTTTAGCGGCAGTTTGACACT